ATTGCAGATGTAAGTCAGTCAATGATTGAAATCAAAGCACAACCACACTTTTACGATGGCATTAGTACACGAGAGATTGATGAAATTACACTCCGTGCTATCGTAGATCTAATAGACGTAGAACACAATCCAGATATCGGACATACAAACTATCAATACGTAGCAGGCAAGCAACGCTTATCTATGTTACGTAAAGATGTGTATGGCGACTATGAGCCACCTCGCTTGTATGATATTGTTAAGACAAATGTAGCGACAGGATTGTACACAGCAGAACTACTTGAATGGTATACAGAAGAAGAATGGGATAAAATGGATTCGTTCATTGACCATACTAAAGATGAATCATATTCATATGCGGCTATTGAGCAATTAATTGAAAAATATCTTGTACGCAATCGTGCAACTAAACAGATATATGAAACTCCACAAATACGATATATCATTGCAGCGGCAACTGTATTTCATAAAGAAGAACCTAACAGCGCACGTATGCGTTTTATTAAAGAATACTATACATGCGCAAGTGACAGCCTTTTCACCCTTGCAACGCCTGTTCTCGCCGGCCTCGGTACACCAACTAAACAATTCAGTTCATGTGTGTTGATCAAAGCAGATGATGACTTAGATAGCATATTTGCATCTGGCGAAATGATGGCAAAATATGCAAGTAAACGTGCAGGTATCGGATTAGAAATTGGTCGCTTGCGCAGTTTAGGATCTCCTATTCGTGGTGGTGAAATACAGCACACAGGTATGATTCCATTCTTAAAGAAATGGTTTGGCGATTTACGTAGTTGTTCACAAGGTGGCATACGTAATGCAAGTGCAACTGTATTCTATCCAATTTGGCATCATCAGTTCGATGATTTAATTGTACTCAAAAATAATCAAGGTACAGATGAAACACGAGTCCGCCACATGGACTATGGTGTTGTATTGTCTGCATTCTTTTGGAGACGTTTTAAAAATAAAGAGAACATTACATTCTTTGACCCAAATGAAGTACCAGATTTATACGAAGCATTTTACAGCAACACGGAACTATTTGAAGAACTATATGTTAAGTACGAAAAACAAAAGAACTTACGTAAGAAAACAATGTCAGCTGAAGAAGTATTCAAAGGCGGCATCTTAAAAGAACGTACAGATACAGGACGTATCTATCTTGTGTTCATTGATAACGTTATGAAGCAAGGACCATTTGATCCGGAATATCATACAATTTATCAAAGTAACTTATGTTGCGAAATCTTATTACCTACGTTACCATTCAAACGCTTAGATGATCCAACTGGTCGCATTGCCTTGTGTACACTTGGTAGTATAAATTGGGGTGCTTTCCGCAATCCAGAAGACATGCGTCGTGCCTGTCGTATTTTGCAACGTAGCTTATGTAACATCTTAGATTATCAAGACTTTTTAAGTATTCAAAGTAAACTAAGCAACGATGAACTACAACCACTTGGCATCGGTATTACAAACTTAGCATATTGGCATGCTAAACGCAGTCTACAGTACGGCGAAAAAGATGCATTACAAGAAGTTAAAAGCTGGATAGAACATCAAGCATTCTACTTAACAGAAGCAACAGTTGAGCTTGCTAAAGAACGTGGCCCATGTTTAGATTCAGCAAAAACACGTTACGGGCAAGGTACATTTCCGTGGGAATTACGTGCTAAAGGGGTTAACGAACTTGCTGACTTTACTCCAGAGTTAGATTGGGAAACGTTACGAGTTAACATGAAACAATACGGTGTACGTAATGCTACACTAATGGCGATTGCGCCAGTTGAATCTAGTTCAGTTGTTATTAACAGCACTAACGGTATTGAAATGCCGATGAGTTTAATTAGTGTTAAAGAAAGTAAAGCTGGATCATTTACACAGGTTGTTCCAGAATATCATAAGTTAAAAAATAAATATCAACTCATGTGGGAACAAAAAGATTGCGATGGTTACTTAAAAACTGCGGCAGTATTAGCGGCTTATGTTGATCAATCTCTTTCGACAAATACTTTTTACAATCCGGCGCACTTTGCAGATAGAAAAGTACCAACTACATTAATTGCTAAGAACTTAATGCAAGCACATATATGGGGTCTAAAGACCTTCTATTATAGCTTAATTAATAAACAAGGTAGTAAGATGGTAGCAGAAGTAGCACCAACTATGGCACCAATAGATTATGACGATGAAGAGGACTGCGAAAGCTGCAAATTATAAATGAGTAGAGAACAATACGATTTAGCAAAACAAACAAACTATCTACAACGTAAGATGTTTTTGGATCCAGCAGGTCCAGTAACAGTGCAACGGTTTGAGGAAGTTAAGTACAATAAAATTGCAGATTACGAAGCTACAGCACGTGGTTTCTTTTGGCAACCAGAGGAGATTAGTTTAAGTAAAGATGCCAATGATTTTAAGAGTGCCAGTGATGCAGTTAAACACATTTTTACTTCTAACTTGTTACGTCAAACAGCATTAGATAGCTTACAAGGTCGCGCACCTAATCAAGTGTTTGGCCCAGTCGTAAGTCTACCGGAGCTAGAAGCGTTGATTAGTAACTGGTCATTCTTTGAAACTAACATTCATAGTAAAAGTTACAGTCACATTATTCGTAACATTTACAACGTACCAAAGGATGTGTTTAACACGATCCATGATACACAAGAGATTGTTAGCATGGCTAGCACAATTGGAAACTATTACGATAAATTACATGTAATTAATTGCCAAAAAGAACTTGGTATGAAAATTAGTGAAACAGATCACATTAAAGCAGTATGGCTGGCCTTACATGCTAGCTATGGTCTAGAAGCATTCCGCTTTATGGTATCATTTGCTACAAGTTTGGCTATGGTAGAAAATCGTATCTTTATTGGTAACGGTAATATCATTAGCTTAATCCTTCAAGACGAGTTGTTACACAAAGAATGGACTGCCTTTTTAATTAATCAAGTAGTTAAAGAAGACCCACGCTTTGCTGCAATTAAAGCAGAATGTGAAGCTGAAGTATATCAAATGTACTTAGACGTTATTCGCGAAGAGAAAGAATGGGCCGATTATTTGTTCAAAATGGGTCCGGTTATTGGTCTAAACGCTAATATTCTTAAAGAATTTGTTGATTATACAGCCGTAGATGCCTTGAAACAAATTGGTATACGTTACACTAGCCCTGCACCTAAATCGACACCGATTCCGTGGTTTAATAAACATACAGATACAAGCAAGAAACAAACAGCATTACAAGAATCTGAATCAACTAACTATGTTATTGGAGTTATGTCAGATGAGATGAACTACAACGATTTACCGTCACTATAATAATAAAAGGAGCCGAGATGTTAACAGTATATAGTAAAAATAATTGCCCGTTTTGCGAGCAGGCTAAGAATTTATTAACAACAAAAAAGATTGCATTTGAAGTAATTAAAATTGATGAAGATGATGTAGCACGTGAATGGTTGCTGGAACAACGTCATCGCACAGTGCCGCAAATTTATCGAGATGGCAAACTATTTGTTGAAGGTGGCTTCCAAGGCTTAAAAAAATTAACCGATGAACAATTAAACGAAATGTTAGGGGAAACAAGTGCTAGTAACTAATAAGTATGACAAGGATACATTAGTATCATTTAAATTAGTAAATGGTGATGAAGTTATTGCTAAAGTAGTTGAAGAAACTGCTGATGAATTTATTGTATCTAAACCAATGATAGTGGTACCAAGCCCACAGGGTATCGGCTTGATGCAAAGTCTATTTACATCCGAGTTAAATAAGAGTATACATATAGATAAACGTCATGTAATGTTGCATGCGCAAACAAGTGGTGAATTAATAAACCATTACATACATACAACTACAGGTATAGAGCCAGTTGGTGCTGGTAGTATTATAACTTAGGATTTAGAATGGCAGAACATGATATATCGCTGGTAACAGCTAAAGCAGGTAGTGTAGTACTAGAAAATCTTAAACCATCTCTAGCCACACCTGCTGGTGCTCTTACTCCAGCAACATTAACTGCTATGGCTGGATTAGCTAAAGGTGGCGCACTACAAATTGCACCGGCTGTTACTTCTGCAATCTCAGTGATGCAAGATAAAGCTGCCCTGTATGGTAATGTTCTGTCTCCTAGTTATAATCCCACACTTGCCGCAAATCTAGCATTAGCTGCTACTAATTTATCAACTCAAAGTCAGCAATTATTGCCAGCAGGCAATCCAGCGGCATTTGGGCAAGTAGTAATGCAAGCACAAGGACACATTGCTGATGCATTAGAAATAAAATCTGCTACTAGCTTTATAGCAAATACTTCATTTAGTGATTATGGTAGTGGAATATCGAGTGTTAGTTCGATGGCCACACAAGGAGTAGATAAAGTACTAGGCGATCTACCGAGTGCAGCCAAGGCATTTACTGCGGCAGGACCTGCGTTTGACCTTAAAGATATGAATAATTTTGGTTCATCGGCAGGGCTAGTTAACAAAATATCGAGTCTTAAATTAGGAAATGCGTCAGGACTCAACGTCGCGCTAACTAAAGCCGGAGTAGACCTTACTCGACTAGGTGACCCGGTTTATGCATCGACTATCGATAAAGTAATGGGTTCAATTACTGATCCTAAAATTATATCTACAATAACTAATCAAATGGGCATTGTTCCGCCGGTCGGAAAAACAATATTTGCATCGATTGGGTCAATGGGCGCAGACCTTGCTCCAGTGGTCGGTGTGGGTGGTGTGCAAAGTCTTAAAGATTTAACTGATATTAAAAAATTATCTAACCCAGCCGACGTTGCTGGTATGTCTACAGACTTGAAAGGAGTTGCTACTAAGCTCGGTGATATGGGTGCAAAATTTGATAGCCCAGCCGCAGCGGCAAGTATGTTAAATGGAATTACTATCCCAAGTGTTTCTAAATTAGATGCATTTGCACCGAGTTTAGGTGGATTAATGGGCGACTTAAAAGGTGATATAGATGGTATGACTGGATTAGGAAACGGTGCGCATGGTCTGCCAAATATGACAGACTTTACACAAGCCGCAGCTGGTGGACCAAAAATTGATGCACTACATGCTGCAATGGCATCGGGTATCGAAAGTGAAATAACCGCGGCAGTAGCAGGTGTACATGCAATGATTAGTACAACTTCTAGTTTAATGACTAAAGCAGGAGTTGATTTAACTACTCCAACTCCTGCTAGTTTAGGAAGTATTAAGAGCTTTGGTATGGGACTACATCCATTGGGCGCAGATACTAGTGGCTCAGGAGTAACAGATGTATTGCACAATATGGCAACAGATGATGCACACGGCGAAGCAATTAAAGCAAGTTTAGCTGAAGGTAAAAATAAATTACTCATGCAAGCTCATGGCATTGCTCCGTTACAATTTACTCCGACTAGTAATCCATTTTCTGGATTGCCAAGCGCAGCCGGTGACAATAGTCTTTCTGGTGGATCAACTTTACTCGGCGGTAGTTAGCCATGATATTAAATCCTATTGTTGAGTATGTAAGTATTTCAAAATGGGTAGCAGGCTTGATTAACAAAAGAATTACTCCACACAACTTTGTCAGACAACTTGGCAAACATCTTAATAAACATCATTCAATCAAAGTTGATTTCTACCGTGGCGATAATAGTATACTTTCACCGGGTGACTTTACATTTGGTGCAGAGTACGACCCTAACTTAGATGAAGAACGACGTAAGCAATTCAAACTAACTCTTATAATTAATCAGGCTAAAAAATCTCCATGGCTTATTACAGGCAAGATAGCAGATGATCTTACCCTTGAATTAGTTGAATCGTTGGTACATGAATACAGACATCAACATCAATATAGAAGTCGTCGCTTTATAATGAATAGAGGTTATGTTAGTAAGCACAGTAATGCAACAAATGACCAAGAATATTTAGGCATGCCCGATGAAATAGATGCGTATGCCGCAAACATAGCCGCTAGATTCTATATTTTAAAATACAAGTTAAATACTATAGAACCAATGGAGAGCTTAGATTTAGAACACTACCGCCGTACATTTGGAAGTGATCATTTAGTAATGCGTAAATTACTAAAGAAGATTGCAAAAAATATAACTTATCTTAAGGCACATGATAATGGCAAAATCCGAAGAAGAAGTAAGTGTAGAGTACGTAGACCAAGTTAATTTGATATGTAATCACTATACCTAAGAAGAAACATTGTTTGTAATTGATCATCCCAGAAGTCTAATCGTATAGTATTTTCTTGATCCCACGCGGCACCTTCGATATAATCTCTATGCTCACGCACAGTGAATCCTAACGTAGTACGTAATCGCCAACTGATTAGTACTGTAGCCCGACCATAATCCTCTATAATTTTATTTCTAAGATTATTCCAATTTTTATGCGATAGTGTAAGTGTTTTAGTCATTATTCGGCAAACCTTAATACTAACAGTGTGTATAATTTATCTGTGATATTAATTTGATTTTTAAACTTCCACCAGTCGGGGTTACTAACACCGTATTGATTGTGGTGTTCTTCTAACCATTCACGGACTTCGTCGTTGGCACCAATACGATGCATCTTGCGACCACGTCTGTCAGTCCAAGACTTGTGTACACAGTATTTGTCTAGGCTCCAGATCTCATCTAAAATCATCTTGTCAATACTTTTTTGCATGGCCGTAACCTGTTGCTTTAGTATAATACTTTGAATATCACTTATAGATGATTTACCCAACTGTCTTCCTTTTGCTATTACTCTACGCATACTTTAATGCTACCATTATAGCACATTGTTCGTCTTGAATCAAGAACTCATTTTTACTGTGTTTGAATTTGGCCTTCTGACTTTTGAGATAGTAGATGACTGTGACGTCTTTGTGCATGGGACTGACTGTAACCAAATGCCATCCTTCTCTAATGCGTATATCTCGCTCCATATACCATTCCCATGGATGCTCAGTCCAATCTGTCCAATCACCTTGGGACATTGTAGAAATATAATCTTCCCACACGCTGTCGTACATACCCTCTTCGCGTAGTTGGTCTTCTAAAATCTTCGGGTTGACCTTAGTCATCACTCAACTATCGTTCCGTCTAATACATTTATAGGACACATCTGTTCAACACTGCGGAACATAGGAGTTAACTTAGTTCTATCATATCCGTATGATTCTAGTCGGTCTAAGATTATATGATTATATCCCGGAGCAGCCTGCACCTCATGATGACGATGCGAATAAAAGCTGTGCAGTTTAAGTGTACCGTTGGCATGGTGCGTGGCCAAAGCCAACACAGCGCAGGCACTATCGCACTGCTCTACAGTATACCAATGGGTCATACCGTGTTTGTACACAGCATCCATGGCTAGTAGTAGGTCCTCAGAAGTACCACCGTATGAAGTAACATAAAAATTTATAGGCTGTCCTTGATGATGATTAACTATGTCAATTATTTCATCATATTCGGCTTTGTGTAATTTGCCTCTGACTTTATATTCATCTTCGGCGATTTTTTCAATGGCCGGGGGATTACTTAAACATCCTGCAAATGCTATTGATAATAATACTGTTAACGTCTTCATTATGCCCACCTCATAATAAATGCTGTAACATCTTCTTCACGTTCTAATGCTACGGTCATACCTTCTTGATGTAGTCGTCCTCTGGGCAAATTGTCATCCATCCACGCATATATTGCAGGTTCATTCTTAAGCCAAAATGTTATATCAGCGATAACAATGTAGAAGTAGGGCATCTCGTGATCAAAAGGACCACTGACAATAAACCTACGCCCATCTGCTCCACGTAATATACTCACACCCACCTCATTATAAACATTGACGCATCTTGTTCGGTGTCAAAATATATGTCATAATAGCTGACTACATCTGGGCTCAGACCAATCTTACAATGATAAGCATCTTCAAATTGAGTCTGATTAATATCGCCGACATCTTGTAAAGCAAGTGCGGCATTATGTACGGCCTTGACTGGTATCAGCATCTTATCCACCAAACTTTATCATGTACATAAGTTCCCACCGTTCATCTTCTATTTCTATAGTTCTTTCATTACTATAATATCGCCAACCTACACCGCCGGTTTGATTGTGTAGAACATACTTGCGTGGACCCACGTTTTTATCTAACCAATCCATACGGTCCTGTATGTCACCGTAGGTTAAATGTCTTATGCTAATCTTCATTTAGTAAAAACGTAGACGCCCTCAAACTTTTCACGCCCAGCAGTCTTATCGTTTCCTACCCCTGGGCGAGTATTAAGCATCATCTTAATCGTACCTGAATGTTTAAAGCCTAACTTCTCAGCGGTAGCAATCCAACGTTCGCATACAAAGTATTCTTTATTACCATATGACTTGTAGTCAGCGATGTTAGTGGCAAACACACCATCACTGTTTAGACCTTTGTATATGTTTTTCATAGTAGGCACAACATAGCCCTCAAACCATTCATCTAATGTGGTATAACGAACCATGCACTGTGTTGGCTCATCACTATACTTCTCTAAGTTAAAGTATGGTGGACTACTAAATGCTAAGTCAATATCTGTGGGTTCATATTCTTCACTAACTGCCTGTGTGATTAAACCTCTGTTACCAACTGCTTGTTCTATCAACTCGCTCAAGTATGTTAAATGTTTGACTGTTTCTGTGTTAGGGTCGATACATTGATAGTTGTAACGCATATTACTGGTTGTTATACCCAACATGCGTCCGCCATAGCCTGCACTGTAGTCATAGACATTACCCCAAAGCACAGGGCATAAGTGTTCTACTATAGCACGTGCATTAAGCGACTTAAAGTTCTGTACATTCTCGCCTGTTACTAATTCTAATGCACGACGCAGTGCTGTTGGGCTGACTAGATTGTTACCTTCTCTGTATTCAAAGCATAAATTGATGGCACGACGTAATTTTGCATCATTTAAGAAACGATCTTTAAGACTGTTACTGCCACGCCCTTTGGGTTCAGCAGTCATCATATTTGGGAACAAGAATCTATTAATACCCTGTCCTTGATTGTTACCCAAATTAATAACATTATTCTTAACACTATTAGTCACAGTCTCGGACAAATCTTTAATAGCACTAATCAATCCAGCTTCTGTGTAGTAGACAATTGGCGTAATATTAATACTACGATAGATGTCAAACACCTGTTGTACCGTTGCTTCTGGATCTTTAAGATACTGTTCTTTTGTGTATGTGTCTAATTTATCCTGCACCGATTCATAGCAGGTAAACTGCGGTTGAGTTGCGTACTGCGCTACTCCCCAAATATTATGTAAATCTGTTATCATGCCCACCTCAAAGCAAACATTGTAGCCTGCGCTGGATCTCTAAAATTAAATTCAATTGTACTCCACTTACTGTTAGCATACCACTCACGCAGATCACTAGGTAATTTAAATGTGTCAACACACCATTTATATTCTGCAAGTTGAGTTAGGTCACTGTCAACTGCATATCGCTGTCTAGATAATTGTATACGTGTGTACATTATTCGTGCTTTAGATAAAAGTAAGTTATGTATTCTTCTGCTTCTTGTCGCCGACGTAGATCCCAATGCCAAGTATCGTAGCTCATACGGCGCACACCACGACGATTATCAAGTTCGTGCACCATATCATCAATAGTAGCACTCCAATTCAGAGCATTTTCAACAGTGTCAGTATGTTCAACACTCATTACCAAATGTCCACCATCTTGTTCTAATAGGATTTTCATACTGTTATTATATACTCAGTTAAAGAAAAAGTCAATGGAATATTTTGGTTGACTTTTTGGTCCAATGACTGTATAATAGCACTTATACACTAAAGCAATGGAGCACACAATGACATATACATTTGATGAAAACTTAGTTAGCGACCTACACAAAGATGCACGTGGTTCACGCCCAGATGAATACTTTTGGGAAGAATGGACCAACATTGATGCGGCGGGCAAACAGTTGATTTGGGAACGTTTATTAGGTGAACTTGATGTCGCAGTCGAGGAAGAACAGACCCGTGAACAACTAGCAATCGCTAGTTTTGAAAAGCATGTTGCTTCTTTAGAGTCAATTAGTAACTCACGTAAACAATCTATTAGATGGATTGTTGAAGGTTTGGCTCTTACGGATTCAGATAAAATGTATGGTGGCGACTATATCTGCTACAAATTAGGTCTACCATACAGTTATGCTAAAGAATTTGATGAAGTATTGCAGGAATTAGCACTTTTTGGTTGACTTTTTGGTAAAATGACTGTATAATGCTATACATACACTAACAACACAGGAGCAATAAATGAACGCTAAACAAATTACTACTGCTTTAATTCAAGGTACTTTTACCAACGAAGAATTAGCCAGCATTAT